ATTCAAGAAGGTCTTAATAATATTGAAAGTAATGTTGATTTACTACAAAAAGAAAAAGAAAAATTTTTAGAAAAATTAAACGAAGAAATACAAACTACATTAAAAGATCTACCTTCAACACTCAATAATACGTTAAACCGTGACAATACCTTTGTATCGGAAGTATATTCAAAATTTCAACAAGAGTATGGTCCAAAAATAGAAGAAGTCGTAGATAAACTTTTTAAAGAAAAGAATGATGAAGTTCTTTCAGAAAAATTTGACTTTTTTAAAGCACCAAAAGTAGAGCAAAAATTTATACAAATGGTTCAGAGTGAATGGACTAAGAAAGAATCTGAACTAATACGCAAAGTAAAGAAAATAGTTTTAGACTTTTATTACACTTGGGGATCAGGTGGTGGTTCAGTAGCGGTTCAATATGCAGCTGGCGGCACTATAGACGGTACATTGAATGTTACAGGTAACATATTAAGTGCTGGTCAAAACTTATTTAATATATTATCAGCAACAGGTGGAGGTGGTGGTCCTACTCAAACACCGTATAGCGTATTTGCTAGAAGTAATTTAACAGGAGCATCAGCTATTATTGATTATTTTGATTTATCAGCTTTCAATTCAGCTAAATATAACATACAGGTGTTGAGCGGCAATGATGTTTATTCATCAACAGTAGGGGTTTTAGGTAACAGCACTGTCGGTAAATATACAGAATATGCTGTGTTGTATACGACAACATTGCCTTTTATTGGATATTCAGTAAATACTACAGGTACTAGCTTACAGCTTATTATAACGACAACTTCTGATCTTTATAATATGATTATTAAAGGAGTAAGATTAGATCCTATATTACAATAATTGAAAGAAAGTGTAAGATCATAAATATATTAAATGGCTGTGCCTGATAATATATTTGTAGCAAAAAATGGTATTGATTCACTAGGAGTAATATTAAGCTCCGGTGTGGATATAAGTAGTATATTTGGAGGTGGTGGTGGAGGAGATGTAAGCAAAGGGTACCTTAGTCAGAACTACTTACCACTATCTGGTGGCACTATCACCGGGAATGTAGTTTTATCTTCAGATTTAAATGACACCAACCTAACTTTAATAGGCCAATTAACTTCTACAGGGACAGCTTATTTTTCATCTATAAGAATAGGTCACTATGATGGTGAAGAATCAGAAAATTATCCAAGTTCAATAGCTTCTTTTCACGCTCTATTAAGCGGTAGAGGTATTGTTGATATGCATAATGAGAGTAGTGATCCTCTTGCATCAACAGATTTAATACTTTCTAATGACATAGGCTCAGAATCTACATATTTCATAGATCTAGGTTTTACAAGTAGCCAGTATAATGTCGGTGTCGCTATGCCGATGTTTCCTATACTAAAACCTAGTACAGGTTACTTATATGCGTCAGATGCTGATTTTCTTTTCGGTATAGCTCAGCCGCAATATAATATGCGTTTTATTGTAGGTGGTGGTCAAGATCAATATGAAATTTATAGATTAGATGTTAACAGAATGACAATGGCTAAAGAATTGTCGACCGTAAGTATAATTAAAACTCTAAGCGGTGATTCAAATAGATGGGATGGTACATCGACATTTGTTACAGGTAATAGTGCATATTTAGTGAACAGTTTAACTGATCTTTCGACAGTATCGGGGACATTTGTAATTAGCGGCGGTCCTTATACGCAAGGTATTGTTAGACTACTACAACAAGACGGTAATTTAATATCAGTTGACACTGGGTTAACAACAAGTAGTACACCTACATTTAGTGCATTAACGGTTACCGGTAATCTAAGTGTATTAGGTGATTTAATCTATATAGACACAATTATAACAACAACGAGTGCTTTAAGTGTTGTTAATTCGGGTACTGGTCCAGCTTTAACTGTTGTTCAAAAAGGAAACAACCAACCTATAGCTACATTTATAGATAGTGAAGGAGGAGCAGTGACTATTCAAGACGGCGGTTTAATAGTTACTGATACGAGTGATTCTAATAAATGGTCAAATGCATATACTTATACAAATAGTAAGAGTGCATTAATAGAAGGTGATTTAACTAATATAGCTAATACAAGCGGTTTTTGGAATACCGCGTACAGTAACATGACTTGGCTGACAGGTAATTCAGCTTCTATAACTGATGTTGTTGCTAATAGTGCTAATTGGAATTCAGCTTATACGTATGTTAATAGTAATAGTGCGTTAATAGAGGGTGATTTAACTAATATTGCTACCACTAGTGGTACTTGGAATTCTACATGGACTTATTCCACAACTTACAGTGCAAGTAATTTAGCAGTAGCTACTAATGTAACAACTAATAGTGCTAACTGGTCAAATGCATATAGTTACATTAATGGTACAAGTGCATTAATTGAAGGTGATTTAACAGCTTTAGCAGTAGCTAGTGGTGATTGGAATAAAGTCAATCAAGGATTATTTTTACCGGTATCAGGTGGTAATTTATTTGGACCTGTTTCAAGTAATAATAGTGCAGCGTTTACTTCAATTTCTGGCTTAAGTGGAAGATTTACTGGGGTAGGCGGTATTGGCAACGTTACTATAGGTGGTGCAGAGTTAACTCCACCATCTAACGGTAATTATTTTTTAAAATATAACAGATTTAATACATCAAGCAGTGGTATAGCTTTTGATTATGGTGGTAATGCTACGTTATCGTTCTGGAATAATGGTGGGTTATCCTTTACCACCCTCGGCGGTATATCTTTACCTTATGGTAACAACCTTTTTTGGGGAGCTTCTCCTACAGGTGGTAGCATAACTTTAGGTCTCAGTGGGCAATCTACTAGCAATATAATTGAAATTAATAATGCAACAGCTGGTGCTGTAAGAGACTTAAAACTACGCGATCTATACGCAAATACAATTTACCTATCGTCTGGTAACAGCAATAATTGGAATCAATCTTATTCTTACTTTACTTGGTTAACAAGTAACAGTGCATTTATATTACCGACGGATATAACAGCTAATAGTGCTAACTGGTCTAATGCATACAGTTATGTTAATAGTAAGAGCGCATTAATTGAAGGCGATTTAACTAATTTAGCTAATACTAGCGGTGCTTGGAATTCAAGTTGGACTAATGCATACACATATAGTGGTTCTAATTTAGCAGTTGCTACTAATGTAACAACTAATAGTGCAAATTGGAATACTGCTTACAGTAACTTTACTTGGTTGACAGCTAATAGTTCATTTATATTACCAACTGATATAACAGCTAATAGCGCCAATTGGTCAAATGCATACAGCTATGTTAATAGTAAAAGTGCTTTAATTGAAGGTGATCTTACAAATATAGCCAATACAAGTGCAACTTGGAATTCAAGTTGGACGTATGCTATTAATTACAGTGCGAGTAATTTAGCAGTTGCTACTAATGTAACAACTAATAGTGCTAATTGGAATACTGCTTACACATATACAAATGATACAAGTGCATTAATTGAAGGTGATTTAACTAATCTTGCAGTCAATAGTGCTAAATGGGATAGCACTTGGACTAATGCATATACATATAGTGCATCAAATTTAGCTACTGTAACTGTAGTAAATAGCAATAGTGGTTTTTGGAATCAATCATATTCTTACTTTACTTGGCTAACAGGTAATAGCGGAAATAGTGGTTTTGTATTACCAACCGACATAACAGCTAATAGTGCTAATTGGTCTAATGCTTATCTATATGTTAATGGTACTAGTGCATTAATTGAAGGTGATTTAACCAATATTGCACTTAATAGTGCATATTGGGAGTTAGCTTACGATAGATCTACAGTATATGCAAATAATAGTGCATCATATGCTACTAGTAATTGGGTAGAAACAAACTTTTTATCCACAACTGGGGGAGAGGTTAGCGGATATACTTCATTCGTCGGTGATGTAACAGTATATGGTACGTTATGTGCTTTAAGTGGATTAAACTTTGTGGGGTCTACTATTTTCACTACAAGTAGTTCACTTAGTATTATTAATACAGGTCCCGGTCCAGCACTATATGTTAAGCAAGCAGGAGCAGTAGGTGAATTAGCTATATTTGCTGATCAATACGGCACAGTCCTTCACGTTGAAACAAAAGACAGTTCAGTTGAAGGTGGTGGTGTAGGTATTTTAACAGATGCTCCTAATAGAGCATTAACAGTAAATGGTGATATTTCAGCTACTGCAATTGTAATAGCATCAGGTTTAGACATTGGTAGATATGAAACAGGTGTATTGTTACCAAACGTAATTGGACAATTTACAGATAGCGTAGATGATTATCTTCAAATAAACATTCAAAATACCAATTCTGGTAATTTTGCGTCTTCCGATTATGTAGCTACTGCGGACGATGGTAGTGATAATTTATACTATGTTGATATGGGTATTAATAGTAGTACCTATTCGGATCCAGAATTTACAGTAGTAGGTCCTCACGATGGCTATTTTTACAATGATGGTGGTAATTTAGCTTTAGGCACAGAAAAATATAACGATTTAGTTTTATTCACCGGTGGTACATTACTATCAAATATTCAGATGGTAGTGTCAGCATCTGGTGAAATAGGCGTTGGGGTGCCATATCCAAACTCCAATTTAATAGATAAATTCACTGTTAATGGAGCTATTTCTAGTAACAGTAGAATAACAGCTGATGGTGGTAATTCTGTATTCTGGAATACAGCATATAGTAACATGACTTGGTTAACAGCTAACTCAGGTACAGGTCAAAGCAGTGTAGGTCTATCAACAGATATTACAGCTAACACCGGTAAATGGAATTCAGTCTATTCTACAGTAACAGCTGGTAGTGCTATTTGGGATACTTCTTGGACATATGCTACAAATTATAGTGCATCTAATCTAGCTACTGTTACTATTGTAAATAATAATAGCGGTAGATGGGATAGCACCTGGACTAATGCTTATACATATAGTGGTAGTAATTTAGCTGTAGCTACTAATGTAACGTTAAATAGTGCAGGTTATTCATATGGTACCATTTACAGTGCATCTAATCTAGCTGCAGTAACGTTAGTTAATAATAATAGTGCTGTTTGGGACAGTGCATGGACAAATGCATACACGTATAGTGCATCTAATTTAGCTACCGTAACTGTGGTGAACGGTATTAGTGCTTTCTGGAATACAGCGTACAGTAACATGACCTGGTTGACAGCTAACTCAGGTCAAAGCAGCGCAGGTTTGTCAACAGACATTACAGCTAATACAGGTAAATGGAATTCTGTATATTCTACAGTTACTGCAGGTAGCGCAATATGGGATGCTTCTTGGTTGTATAGTGCAACTTATAGTGCAAGTAATTTAGCAGTAGCTACTAACGTAACATTAAATAGCGCAGGCTATTCATATGGTACCATTTATAGTGCAAGTAACTTAGCTGTAGCTACCGATGTTACAGCAAACAGTGCTAACTGGGGTGTAGCATTTACATACACCAACTCAAAGAGTGCATTAATTGAAGATGATTTAACTAATATAGCTGTTAATAGTGCTAAATGGGATGCAGCTTGGACATATGGCACTCAATACAGTGCAGGTTTTATAAGTTCAAGAAACTTAGTTAACAGTAATAGCGCTGTGTGGGATAGTGCATGGACAAATGCATATACGTATAGTGGATCGAATCTAGCGGTTGCTACTACAGTAACTACGACAAGTGCTATTTGGAATGCTGCATGGACATATGCAATAGACTACAGTGCAAGTAATTTAGCTACTGTTGCAAAGGTTACTGCAAATAGTGCTTTCTGGGATACAGCATATAGTAATATGACCTGGTTGACAGCTAACTCTGGCACAGGCTCAACGGGCGGTCTTTCTACAGATATAACTGCAAATACAGGTAAATGGAATTCAGTGTACTCCACAGTAACAGCTGGTAGCGGTATATGGAATGCAGCTTGGACGTATGCTATAAATTATAGTGCATCTAATTTAGCTACTGTAACAGAAGTAACAACAAATAGCGCTTTATGGAATCAATCTTATTCTTACTTTACTTGGTTAACAGCTAACTCAGGTACAGGTCAAACTGGAGGAGGTCTTTCTACAGATGTTACAAATAATACTGGTAAATGGTTATCAGTGTATTCAACTGTTACTGCAGGTAGTGGTATATGGGATGCAGCTTGGACGTATGCTATAGATTATAGTGCAAGTAATTTAGCTACTGTTACTTACGTTACATCAAATAGCGGTTCAGATATAGCGGTAAATTCTGTAGTAGCTACGAAGAGTGCTTTTTGGAATAGCAGCTATTCAGTATTAACAGCAAATAGCGGTACATGGAGTGCTAAATTAATAAAATCAATTACTTTAGAATCACCGGAACCAGGTGACGCCTTTACGATACTATACACAACTGAAGCATTCACACTATCAGCTTCCAGAGCTGTAGTAAGAGGTACAACGCCAACAGCATATGCTACAGTGTATTACACTTCAGATAGATCAGCTCTTGGCACAGTTGTAGCTGCAAGTACAAACGTTACAAATACCACAGTAGGTCAAAATATGACATTAACAAATGCAACTATACCTGCTAACAATTGGGTGTATTTAAGTGCTGGTACTACTACAGGTACAGTAAACGAAATACATATATCACTATTACAATAATATGAACTTACCTCCTAATAATTTAAATGTATGGGCAGAAAAAGACGATGGTACTTGGCATTATTGTAATTATAATGATGTCGATGGTTGGATGCAAGGTATAGATATGAATCCATTAGATCAACCATTAGGTTTTACGCCTGTTAGATGGTTAACAGAAGAAGAGTATGATAAATTAATAAAATAATATGGCAGCAACAGTACAATTTGTAGGGGTAGGAACATTTGCAGCTGGTGGTACAAACGTTACCGTGAATCCTGGTTATCCAACCACACAAATAGGTGATTTAATTTTATTAGTTGTTTCTACACCTAACCAAGCTATTGCTGCGCCATCAGCTGATTGGACTGAAATTGGCATTCAAGCTAACACTGGTACAGGTACTGCTGGTAACGCTAACGCAATAAGAGTTGCAGTTTTTTACAGATTTAATAGAACAGGTCTAACAGGTACTCAAGCTGTAGCAGGTACTTGGAACGTAGTAGCATCACAAATGGTTGCATTTAGAAATGTTGACCCGATCAGACCATTTAATAATAATGCGCAAGGCACACAAGCTGCAGCAGCTACTACCTTTTCATGCACAGCTGTAACATCTACTATACCTAACGCTCTCATAGTAAATTGCATGGGTAACGACCAAGACGGTAACGTCACTGACGGTATAATTAACGAAGCTAATGCTAACTTAATTGGCTTTGGTACAGCATTTGATAGAACGGTTAACACAAATACAGGTACCGGTGTAGCTTGTTTTTATGGAAGATTGGCTAACGTAGGATCTTCAGGTAACACCACCGGTACTAAAACTGGTACAGGTGCATCAAGTCAATCTGCATTTAATACATTAGCCATTAGACCAAACAGAAGATTAATGGTAATGATAGAATAAGAAACCCGCCATTTTGCAATGGCGGGTTCTGTTTGAGTCTTTTCTTTTCTGTGGCTTAGAAGTATACAGCCTGCGTAGCAGGTGTAAAGCTTTGACCGAGTCCACTTACGAGAATGACGTGGTAGTACAGATTTGCACCGAAGATGTTGTCTACAACACCATAACGTGTTAATAGACCGACTCTTGGAGCAAAATCGTTCTGACCAATGGTGCGTTGAACCATGACTGGTATGTATGGGCAGTAAATGATACCTGTGTCATAGAACTCTGGGCCTTTATAGCCTAAGAGAGCATACTCCGGACGTGGTAATGAGCCGTATTGACCGGCTAGGTAATTACCTTCTGTACGGGTATCACGATATACATTAAATCTGCCACCGAGATTACCAACCTTAGCAACACCGACTGGCTGTGTATTCACATTGCCTTGAACTGGTACCCATTGGAATTCAGGTAACATTTCGAGGATGGCGCAAACGCGAGGAGTTGCAACTACGAAGTTAGCAGCACCTCTACGGTTACGGACAGCAATACGATTTGCTTCGATAATTAATCTCTGATAGAAGTCACGATTACGTTCAACAAGCCAACGGCCATCAGCGGAAGCTGGTGACCAGACAGAATAACCGTTGCCGTAACCTGCGTTAAGAGCAACTTGGATCATTCTGACTAACATTTCACGGTCGATTTCGGCCTGAATTTCATAGCTCATCGCATTTGTTAATTCAGTATCGATATCGATACCATTCATGTTCTTTAAGTCTTGTTCGAGTTCAACTGACCAACGGGCGCCTAGACGTCTTGTACCTGCTTCAACAGCTGTCTTTTCGAAGGAAACTTCGAATGTAGGAATAGAATTTGTTAATTCATAATCCTGTAAGAGGGCTGCTACACCTTGATCTGTGCCACCTGCAGTTAAGAAGGCGGTTAAGTTTGAGTAATTGCCGTATGCAGCACCTGAAAGGTATGCAGCGGAATTACCGGTGTATGCTGTCTGTAAGTACTGGTAACCAGCTTCCTGACCAGCTGCAGCGGCAAGAATGCCACCTTGACCGGAAGGTTGTGGACTACTAGAACCTGCACCGTCATTGGTACCTAGGGTATCCCCTGTGTAACGATAACGGAGAGCAAAAGCGAGGCCGACTGGGCCTGCCATTGGTTGAACACCAACGATTTCGTTTGTGATTAACTCGGGAAAAGTACGTCTAATCATCGGAATCAAGATCTTAGGAAGACGATAGTCACCAGTAGCATAGGTGTCAGTACCAGGTGTACCTGTTACTGTACCTGCTGCACCGATAGAAGCTGCATTACCAAATGCGCCACCGTTACCAGCAGTATTAATGCCAGTTGGGACGTAGTTTGGACCAGCTTCATTTAAGCACCAACGCTCTTGGTTCTCAAGTAGCATAGCGGTGTTTAAACGTGTGTGATCGTCTTCGATAGGAGCAACACTCTTAGAAGAGTAGTCGAGCACTGGTGCCCACTTCTCTAAAAGAGCAGCTGCTCTTGATTCATCGATATAAGCCTGTGTAGGTCTTATTTGTTTCATGTATTATTCCTTTGTTTATCTTAATCGACCCCAAGACAGTTAAACTGTCAGGTAACTCAGGAAATAATCGCTCTATGAAAAGGTTTTAGTACTTGCTTAATTCAGCAATATACGGTGAAAGCTGCTGAGTATTTTCATTGACGACTTCTTCAGTCTGCTCAACTATTCTGTCAGCTTTTGTGCTTTCATTCAACGCTTCTTCTTTTAGCGACTCGAGTCTGTCATTATTCTTCTTGTTGAATAACTTCAATGTATAATCGAAGTTTTCTGCAATAAAGTCAGCTGATTTACCGTTAAGTACTTTCTTAATGTACTTCTTTTGTGAATCTTCAAGATTTGCGGTCTTTTGTTCAATTAAGAGATTTGCCTTAATTGAATCTAATTCACTCTTTAATGCTGTATTTTCAGCTATGACAGACTCAAGCTTCTTAGAAGCTTCATCGATTTGCTTTTTACCATCTAATACTGCTTCCTTGATTGTATCTTTTTGGAGTGCAGCGTCAACGGCTAAATGGGCTCTTAAACTCTCTAGTACTTTAACTGCCTTCTTATTACGGACGGCTTCTTGAATGTCAGCAGCAGGAACTACTTCCTTCAAGTATACATCGAGATATTCACTAATAGACTCAACTAATTGAGCCTTAAATTTGTTTGCGTCTTCATTTAAGACGGTTTCGTACTTCTTAACGACCTTAGCTAATTTCTTAGCTCTGTCAGCATCTAATGCTTCAACGACTCTCTCTAATTTCTTAACATGGTCTTTATCGATAGCTTCGATTAATTGCTCAAGTTTACTACTATAGACAGCATCTTGCTCAACTAATGCCTTTTCAACATGTATCTGTGTCTTTTCTTTGACTTTAGCTTCAATAGCTTCTTCGATCTGCTTGAGCGTGTCTGGACTTAGGTCTTTTAAAAGGTCGTTCATATTAGAAAATCTTTACATTATTATTTATTATCTTCTGCTTGATTTTTTCGTTTACCATAGAGTGTAAACATACATTTGCTTTCTTATAGTTTTTTTCTATGATAGCAGATATGAAGGTCTTTGTGGCTTTCTTCATGTTATAAATTATTTATGAATTTTAGTATGGTTTCCTTTAAATATTCCTCTTTATTCTTTGAAGGTAGTCTTGAAATACTACGTTCAAAATTATCATAGGACTCTTCAAACGATCCATCTTTATTTAATACGTATTGCTTACTTTCAAGTATACCATTTACAAAAGCTTTTGGAAAACTTGGATCAGCAACACAATCAACAGCAACTAATCTAAAATCTTTTACTCTATTAACACCGCTAGATTCAGCTACTAGCTGTCCTAAACCTCTAGTGCTCATACCTACTTTAACGCCATCGTTAATTAGTGAGCGAACAATCATACCAGTGGGTGTTGATAAAACTTTACTCTTACCGTAAAATACGTTACCGTCTTGAGATAATTCTGTTACTAGATGACATGCTCTACCAAGATCTACATCAGCAGTGGTTGGGTGGTTTAACTCACCCATTGCACGACCTGTCTTAATCATCTCAGTAGTGTATCTATTAACTTCACTCTTCATTTCATCTAATGAATATACTCTCTTATTTCTATTAGCTCCTTCAGCCATCATATACGGGCCTTTAATAAAGAAGCTTCTTGGCTCATTACCATTCTTTTCTTCAACGATATATTCGTAATCGTTGTTATCAGATGGTGTTTCAACTATAAGTTTAAAACTCATTTAATAATATTTATATTCTCCGGCATATATTCAACGTATGCCTAACTCCTTTTCTGTTAATACTATAAACTGATATCCCTTCTTTTCTGCCCATCTTTTAGCAGCTTCCCACTTTGCTTGATTTATAATCCATGTAGTTTGCTCATATATCATCGTAGATTTCTTTTTACGATTACTAACAGTGGGTCTTTCTACTTGTTTGCTGGGTTTTATTTCTATCAAAAATTTATTTTTATTACCATCTTTGTCTTTAAAAATAACAAAGTTGTCAACAAAATATCTATGAACTTTTTGATCTAAAGGACTGATATAAGGTACAATTACATTTTCACTGCCCCAAGCTAATATGTTTTCATTCATATCAGCCCATCTAAAAAACTTTAACTCCCACCCAGACCTATATATTGGATCACCATGACCAATATATTTGGTAGGGTTTCTTGGTTTAAAAACTCCTTGAATAAATTTTGTTTCCATTATCCAACGAAGAATAGCGGTGGTTCATTGTCGCCAAGACCTGGTGTACCTTCGTATAGTTTCTTTTCTAGTTCTTCTTTTTCCTTCAAACCTTCTTCTAACATGTTAGCATTTACTCTACCACCACCGAATAAAGTAGTGTCTGTGTATTTGCCTCTCACTCTAGCTAAAGTTATTTTACATAGAGCATAAGCATACTGATACACCCATTGTTCTTTTATAATATCTCTTAATGGTCTTTCAACGTAACATTGTAATACACCGTAGTACTGCGTGTTACTGTCTTTAGCTGCCTGAGGTTGCGGATACAATCTCATTATTTGCGTTCTATCGTCAAAATCCCAAGAAGGTTTTGTAGCTAAAAGTTTCTCTCTATTCTTTAACCAGTCTTTTAATACATACCAACTTACTAAGTCAAAACCATAATTACCCATTGCATAACTGAAATAAGTTTGCTGAGCTAATGTTTGTTCTATGGTGAATAGCGTATTGATACCAGTAGTAGAACCTTCTTCAAAATCTACTATTGCTACAACCTTTCTATAATCCATCACATCATAGTCGAAACTGTTTAAATACACATCTTTATTATCTGTATATTCACCTTGTATAGTGAAGTTTTGTTGCTGGCTCTGAATAAAAAATTCTCTTAAACTTGGATTCTGGTTTACTATGTAAGTGTAAACTGACGAGTCTAGTACCATGTTGGCTGTTGTACCAAGCATTAAGCTAGAAGACAATCCAGACATTGATGTAAAATATGAACCTGGTATACTACTAGTATTAACGTAAACAGTGGTTGTTGGGTTATTTAGATACTTAGAATATTGCGGATTTAAATTTTTATTAGCTATTTGTTGTGCAAATGTATCAGATGCTTTAGCTGTAAATAGAGCGTCTACCTTTAAACCGTAATTTTTGATATAAAGATTACTATTAAACACTAGATACTCTCTAGTATAACCAGCATACTTAGCAAACATCTCACACGCAATACTAATGTTTTCGTTTAGTTGATCCCTATGAAGCTCTATGTTTATGAAAGGGTAACCTAAAGAACGTAATATACGTTCAGATAAACGACCAAATGAATCTATTTTACTAGAAAGATTGGTGCTTTGAAAAGCTGAAATTGGTGTTACTTCGCAACGATATGCCATTTTAGTTATTTATTAAGTTGCTGG